ATGTGGCTATAACAAGAGGGCTTTTGCCCTCTTTGCCTAGGAGAAAAAATGGCTGATACAGTAACTTCTCAAACAATTCAGGATGACAATCGTAAAGCTGTTTTAAAGTTTACGAACATTAGTGATGGAACTGGCGAAAGCGCAGTTACCAAGATTGATGTAAGCGCACTTACAAAAAATAGTGGCGGTGATTCTTGCACTGAGGTGGCGATATCGAAGATATGGTGGCAGTGCGTTGGCATGGGCGTTCAGCTTTTAAACGACGCAACCACTGATACTTTAATCATCGCGTTGTCTCCAGACTCAAATGGTATGCATGATTACACTCCGTTCTCTGGCATACCCAATAACGCTGGCAGTGGCAAAACTGGCGATGTTCAGTTCACCACAATCGGTGCGAGCAGTGGAGATACCTACACGGTAATTCTAGAAGTAATCAAGAGTTATACCTGATGACAACTTCTGGTAGCAGCGACTTCACACCAGATGTAGCTGAGTTCATCGAAGAAGCTTTTGAACGATGCGGGCTTGAACTGCGTACATCTTATGACGCAGTGACGGCTCGCAGATCGTTGAATCTTTTGTTTGCTGATTGGGCAAACAGAGGACTTAATCAATGGACAGTTACAAACTCGACAACGACGTTGACAGTTGGTGATGAGTTTCTTGATCTATCTGCGACTACTATTGATGTTCTTGATGTTGTTCTGCGTAGAACAGAAAACAGTGAAACAACTGACATACAGATGAGCCAGATTGGCAGGTCTGAGTATTGGAATATTCCAAATAAAGACACTAAGGCTAGGCCCACTCAATGGTTCTTAGATAAGCAGTTGACTCCTAGGCTATACATTTGGCCTGCATCAGAGAACTCTACTGATCAAGTGATCATCAATCGGCTGGTTCGGATTGAAGATGCAGATGCATCTGTAAACACAGTGGATACGCCTTTCAGGTTCTATCCTTGTTTGGCTGCTGGTCTTGCGTATTACATCGCGCTGAAGAAAGCTCCAGATCGTGTTCAAATGCTCAAAGCTTTTTATGAAGAAGAGTTTGCACGGGCTGCAGACCAAGATGAGGATCGAGCTTCTCTCAACATTGCACCCGGTATTAGATCTTATAGGCGAGCGTAATGGCTTATGCATCTGGCAAACATTCATTAGCCATATGTGATCGATGCGGCTTTAGATACAAATACACTCAACTCCAAGAAGAGTGGAATGGGTTTCGTGTTTGTTCAGAGTGTTTTGAGCCAAAACACCCGCAACTAGAACCTGTGCGTCATTTGGCAGACCCAGAGGCATTGCGGCATCCTAGACCAGATGTTCCGCCCGGAGTGGTTGCAGGAGCAGGGGTTGTGCGAACAATAGATGCAAACAGCATGATGTCTGTCACTGGAGATGTGATAGGCAGTGAGTTTTCTCAAGATGCTGCTACAGGTGAAATAGGCACAGTGACGGTGGTGATATCATGAGCTTTACACTAGCTACACTAAAATCCACAGTTCAAGATTACTGTGAGACTGCAGAGACAACGTTTGTCGCTGACTTAAATACATTTATCAAAGAAGCAGAAGAGCGCATTTTAAAAAATGTAGAGCTGCCTGTGTTTAGAAAGAACGTCACAGGTACGGCTGCAGCAAGCAATACATACTTGTCTACGCCTACAGACTTCTTAGCACCATACAGCTTGGCTGTCATATCAAGCAGCGCTTACATCTATCTGCTTTTCAAGCACGTTTCGTTTATTAGAGACTACACACCTAATCCAGCAACAACTGGCACGCCAAAGTATTATGCCTTGTTTGATGACACGACATTCATATTAGGCCCAACGCCAGACAGCACATATACATTTGAGTTGCACTACAAATATAGACCCGATTCATTGACTGCAGGATCTGACAGCGGCACCACCTGGTTATCAACCAACGCGCCTGATGCATTGCTGTATGGAACTTTGGTTGAAGCTGCAACATTCTTGAAGATTCCAGAGGAAGTTGCGCAGTATGAGCAAAGGTTTACTGCAGCTGTTGCTGCGTTAAAGAAACTTGGTGAGGGTTATGGCGCACGAGATGAAGCTAGGTACGACATCAACAGAGCATAATAATGTTTTTTAGCGAACAACAAAGCGAGATAGGAACCGTATCTGTAGCAACCACAGAGTTCAAAGGACATGATGTAGATTTTTGGGCAAAGACGCTATCTGACAGAATTGTAAGTGTTGGAGAAGAATGCCATCCAATCATCGCTCAACAAGCTGTTGCATTTAAAGATGCTGTATTGAAGTTAATTGCATACTATATGAGAGAGGCGATTAAGAGCGACAGAACGACGCTTATTAACGAATTAAACCGACAAGGCCACGAAGATGTGGCTGAAATAATTAGGAGGCTCTAATGGCTATTACGACGGCTCTATGCACTAGTTTTAAACAAGAACTTATGGAAGCGGTTCATAATTTTAAAAACAGCGGAGGCAGCACGTTTAACCTTGCTTTGTATACAAGTTCTGCAAGCTTGGGTGCTGGCACAACTGCGTATACAACATCAAATGAAGTGAGCGGCACAAACTACACCGCAAAAGGTGCTTCTTTGACTCGTGTAGATCCAACCACATCAGGCACTACAGCATTTACAGACTTTGCAGATTTGACATTTTCAAATGCAACAGTGACTGCTAGGGGGGCACTCATATTTAATGACAGTGCTTCTGGTGACCCAGCTGTATGCGCGTTGGATTTTGGTGGCGATAAGACATCAACGGCTGGCGACTTCACCATACAGTTTCCTGCAGCAGATGCGTCAAACGCGATAATAAGAATCGCTTGAAATGTTGTGGCTCATCAAACTCAACAGAGGCGGATGACCGAAGAAGAGTATTTGAAGTGGGTCAAACAACAACAAGATCAAAGTCATAATCAGTAGGACTTAATGTGTGGCGAATGTTACTGGCTGGGGTAGAGGCACTTGGGGTGAGGGCGCATGGGGCGAAGAGGCCCCAGTTCTTGTCACGGGTGTCGCAGGGACTTCAGCAGTTGGTTCGGTCACGATATCTGCAGATGCCAGTACATCGGTTACAGGTGTTGCTGGTACGAGTGCAGTTGGCACCGTTACAGTCGCGGCAGCAGCAACAACATCTGTCACAGGCATTTCTGGAACAGGCGCGGTTGGATCAGTCACTGTTACGGCAGGTGCAAGCGTCGTTCCTACGGGCGTGTCAGGGACTGGGGCAGTTGGTTCCGTATCAATATCAGGAGCAGCCAGCACTTCAGTTACAGGAGTCTCTGGAACAGGCGCAGTTGGCGCAGTTACCGTTGCGGCAGCGGCTAATACAGATGTTACAGGAGTCGCAGGAACAGGCGGTGTCGGTTCTGTCACTGTTTCTGCAGCGGCCACAGCAGCTGTTACAGGCAATGTCGGAACGTCTGCGATTGGTTCAATCACAGTTGATGCGGCAAGCACAGCCGTTGTCACAGGCGTTTCTGGAACGGCGTCAGTCGGGTCTATCACAACTGACGCTGCCGCAAATGTCTCTGTTACTGGATTGGAAGGAACGTCTGCGCTTGGCACTATATCGGTATCTTGCGACAACAACCTCAGTGTTACAGGGGTTGAAGGAACATCAGCGATTGGAACTGTCACTGCGACTGCAGCGGCTGACGTTGTTCCTACAGGTGTGTCTGCTACTGGCTTGGTTGGTGGCGCACTGGTGTGGGGAAAAATTATTCCAGGCCAAGACTCAAACTGGCAAAATGTTGATGACAGTCAAATACCAAGCTGGTCAAATGTTGATGATAGTCAAACACCGAACTGGGAAGAGGTAGCTTAATATGGCAACTTATGTAAACGATTTACGGCTCAAAGAGATTGCCACTGGCGATGAGAGCGGAACCTGGGGCACGAGCACAAATACTAACCTCGAGCTAATTGCAGAGGCATTTTCCTTTGGCACAGAGGCAATTACCACAAATGCAGACACGCACACTACTACGATTGCTGATGGCTCTACTGATCCTGGGCGCTCTCTTTTTCTCAAGTACACTGGAACCCTTGATTCTGCTTGTACCATAACTATTGGCCCGAACACTGTTAGTAAGCTGTGGCTCATAGAAAATGCCACCAGCGGGTCACAGAACATCATCATAAAGCAAGGCTCTGGCGCGACTGTCACAGTCCCCAACGGCCAGACGAAGGCCATCTACTCGGATGGTGCCGGATCAGGCGGCGCGATGGTGGATGCGTTTGCTCACCTCAACGTCGTTGACCTCACCGTAGAAGACGATCTGACGATTACTGATGATTTGACGGTAAGTGGCGCGTTTACCTTAACAGGCAATGCCGATCTAAATGGCGATTTG